CAGAATCAATTTTTGCATTAGTTCTCATTACTTGAGCGATCATATTTTTATCAAAACGATCACCATTTTGACCCAATCGCACTAATTTTGCAACAACAATTTTACTCATATTATTTTTTTTAAATGATTAAACGGTTTTAACTCCAATAGGTTGAGTTATAACTGGATTTGAAGTCTTTATTTTTGCAATCTTTTCTTCCATCCAAGCGTCACGCAATGCAATCAATTGATCTTTTGTTTTCAATTTTTCAACCTCGGTTAATCCTTCAAACCAATCAATAAACAAACCTTTCTTCATTGCCTCTGTTTTTCCAAAAATCAGATCAACAGTTTCGATATCTAAGTGAACGTAAAAAGAAAGTTCTTTTTTTAATAACTCCAATCTCAAAGCTTCTGGATTGTTTTTGAACTTTGATGTCAAATATTCGACTAATTTAATATCGAGAATACAACTGTCATCTTTTGCCCCTTTACTTTTTTGATAGTCTGCCAATAAAAAATCTGGAGGCTGAATAATATAGTTACGGCCATAAGAGATATTACAGACATTTTTGTCTTTTGCTTTTGTCGGGAAAAGAAAGTTAGCATAGCAATTAACAAAGAACGCTTCTATGCTTTCGGCCATTTTAGACCATTGATGTAGTTTTGAAATCATTGGTTGAACGTTCAAGATTAAACCCATTGCGGTCTGATCTTTTACCTCGTTTTCTCTTGTACCCCAAAGAGACTCAAAACAAACATTAAACAATCTTTTTTCTTCACCTGAATATTGATTCCATGTTTCGACATCCATTTTAATAAACCCCGCAAAGTTTGAAGGAATTTGATTATTTGAATTTTCGCTATTAATATCGATAGGTAAAATAATTTGATCGGTAATGTCTGGAGATTCTAAAAACCCAGAACCGTTACAATCGGTGCATTTTTTGTTTTCATTCTTCTTAGTTCCCTTACATGTGGGGCAAATAAGAGCGGGGCGATAAGGTACAGGAAAACCATTTAAAAACTTATGCAGTGTCAAAATAGACCTATCCCTTAATATTTCTTTTTCAATTTCAACAACCGTGTCAAGTGGGGAAAATCTTATCTCTTCTCCTAACCTTTGTTTTTCAGAAATTACAACAGCCGGAACAAACCCAAAAGGATGATTGAATGAATGATATTTTTCATTCACATCGGTTATCTCTGTGAACATCTCGCCGTCTTGTTTAATTACCCAGTCTTTAGAATCATCAACAAAACGCCAAATTAAATGAGACCCTTGTTTTGGTTTTTTAGGCTCAAACAAAACCCATTTAACATTTATTCCACTTGCTTTATAATTGCGAATATGGCAAATAGACTTGTATGTTGGATAAGCCTTTGTGTCATTGTATTCTAAAAACATTAACCCATTTGGATCTACAGCATAAAGATCTTTCACCCAATTAACTTCCAGAAATCTTTCCATTGAAAGCCCATTTCTCACATTTGAAATAGCGGTTATTAGTGTCTTTTTTTGATCGTCTGTCAAGTCTGGGAAATCTTTTTGCCCCCCTGTTGCTGAAAAAACATTTGATGAAGGTTCTAAAAGCTTTGAATTGATGTCTTTTATTGATCTGGAGTATTTGCGCCTTGATTCTGATTTTTTCTCGCTTTCAATATGCTCAATTCTAAGAATCAAGTCTTTAAATTCGTCACCATAAACAAGTGCCTTTAAGTCCTTATGTTCTTCTCTTGCTTTTTCAACCCAATCTGGGATCTTGTGATTAGCCTTAATTAAGACTACAATATCTTCTAATGTTTTGAACTCCATGCTATTTATTTTTTCCAAAAGTACAAAATAATTAAGAATAAATAATCGGTATTGAAACTTTTTTAAATCGACTATCCCACTGACTGTATTCATTTCTAAATGCCTGATAAATAAAATCCTTTAGGCAGTCCGTGAGATGCCCATTTGGTTCATAACTTACCTTAGTTTTTGGATCAATTATTCTTTTCTTTAACATACCACCATCTTTATCTGCTTTCGTTTCGATGTAGTCTGAAATTGACTTTTTACAATTTTCTCCAATCTCAATTGATATGTTTTTTATTTCGTCGGCAAAAATAGCGTTAACAAAATCAGCAATTGAAGCAACCGGAGGCGCATGATTGTCCATTTTATCAAATGTTGAAAAGCCATGAGAAACAATTGCATCATTCAGGATATTAAAGAATGATCGTTTATCGTTGTCAATATTGTTTCTGCTCTTTGTTGATCGGTCACCATATAAATAAACTGGCTGGGTATATCCAATTGTTTTTAAATATTTGCCTATTTTTTGCCCGGCTCTCATTGCTGAATTGTCTGGATCAATTGCTGGTATTTCGTCAATTTGCCTGACTATCCATCGACTTTCATCTTTGATTAATTGAAACACTGAAATAGCTATATAAGGGTAAACATTTGAGTCTATTGATATGTGAATAGTCTTTTCAGGTTCAAATTTAATAGGCTTAACATGTTTTGATAATTCAAATGATCGCAAAAACTCCCCGCCTGTTTTTAGTTGAATGTCCCAATTACCCTCAACAAATACCATGTATTCAAATTTAGGTAGGTTTTTCAGGTTATCAATATAGGCTTGTGGTAAGTTTAAGTTCCCATTTTTATCAACATTGTCGGTAATTTTTGCAGGAATATAAGACCAGGTTTCGGGTAGTGTTCCGTTTTTCCAACGATCATAGACTAATTCCTTAACCCAGCCAAACGTTGGATTGCATGTTCCTAAAATAATAGGCTTAGGTTGGTGTTTGCCGTCTTTTATAATCCAAGACCCAGCTCGTTCAAAAGCTTTGAAAAGTGTTTTTTGTTGGCATTCGTTTATTTCTTCAAACAAAAAGCCATTAACCTCAAGACCCTTCATCCAATCCAATTCTTTGTCTGCTGCATAGTTTTCAGATTTGAAAAGAATTACTGATCCGTTAGGGTGTTGATATTCGTATGGCGACTGTCGAAGTTTCCCTGATGGTGTCAATTTTAAGAATGATGGAATAGTTGTAGTTCTGATTTTTTCCATGTCTTCACGAATTACACACCATCGACTATTGGCAAAAATCTCACACATGATTAATAGAGCCGAAAGCCCCCATACTGTTTTACCTCCTCGAATAGCACCCCCATACAGAAGAAAATCGAACCTTTCAGATTCGATCATGTTCATTGCTTCTGTTTGTTTTGGTGTTAATTCAATCATTTAATATCATTTTGATTTTTTGCCCTGCAAGCTGTTTTCATTTTTGTAAGCAAAACTATTAATTTACTTACAAATTGATAGTTTATATTTCAATTTCCTTATCTCCCCACTTAATTATAGTTCTTGGAATTAAGTCTTTACCGTCTTTTCCTGTCAACTCTCTTTTTTCGGCTGCATTATACCCCATCATCTTATTAATTTCCTGAATAGCGGCCTGTTTGCTGTACAATGAAATCTTGACATATTCAACTTCTTTTGTCGATTCATCGTAATTCATTGTAACCGTTTTTGTTTCAATTGTCTCAATTGCGGCCTTTTGATCGTCGGTCAATGAGTCAAACTCTTTCCTTTCAATCCAAGTATTATGAAGATGGGCTATTGATGAATAAGCAATTTTAGCAAGCTCTTTTAAGTTTCGAAGCTTTGAAATTCCGCTTTCTTCTTCGAGGTTATTCTTTATGTAGTTGATATACTGCTTTATATGAGGTTTTGTTAGGTTTTCACACGCTGTTACATATACTGTTTTTTCACTATAACCAGCTAATCTTGCAGCTTTTGCACCATTCCAATCAACAATATACTCATGGCAAAAGATCCTCTCCTTATTTGTGAGTTTCTTTTTTAGCTCTTCAAACGTATATTGCTTTTCTTCTGCCATTACTTTTTAATTTCAATCGACCACCCATCATTCTCATTGACTCCATTCTGCCAACTAAAAGCAGTGTTTCCTGTTGCATTCACAAAGGTAGCGAAAATTTCGTTTCCTGATAGAAAATTATAACCCAATTCGTTTAAGTGTGATTTGGCTAATTCGTAAGTTTCAAATTTCATCTTCTTTTTGTTTTTCTGGTTGAGTAAAAATAACATCTTCGTCTTTACAGTCTGGGTTTTTTTCATTACAAATATCGCAATAATGGAAAAAACAGCCAATACAACTGCCTGAAACGATTGGTTTAACCGCTTCCAGTTCGATTGTGATTTTGTCTCCTATTTTCATGACTTATTTATTTTGTAGTTTGTTAATTTTTAAATTGTAAAATATCCCCTACTAACTAATTTTATATTCAAAAAATAACTTCTGGCAAAATCCATAAAATCAAGATCTGAATAATTTGAAAATTTCAATCTCATTACTGGGTATTGATCTTCTGAATAAATCATTTGCATAAGTTGTTGTCTTGATTTCATTGTGTTTGTTATTGTTTTGTAATCGGGGCAGGATTCGAACCTACATTGCTGATTTCTAGTTTTTGCGTTTTGCGCGCCAATCAACTTATTTCAGTGTCTACCAATTCCACCACCCGATTAAAATACTTTTGTCTTTTGTCCGCAAAGCCCCGATAATCGAAACTATCGGGGCGGTTAACGTGTATGTTGTTTTATTTTCCAAACATATCGTAATCTAAAAAATCACAGTTAGGATCTTCTTCTTTCATAAATTTAATTGCGTCGAATTGATTTGTGAAAACTGCTACTATTACTCCCGTTGTTGTGTTGAATACTTTTGTTGCCATTTTGTAAGTTTTTAAAGTTTTGCTACCGTTATGGGTGGTGGGCTATTCCCTTTTTGTATAACACAAATTTATAACGGCGAAAGTTATAAATACATGATAAATGTCATGTATTGCATTTATTTTGAAAATAAATTTTCCATCTCAACATTTTTATACCCTGCATGAAAAACATAAACATAAGCCTTTTTGTGGAGATTATGAGATTGATATTCAAGATATTCATGAGCGGCCTTCGAGGTTAGAAAAAATGCAACAGGTCTATCTATGTAGTATTTTGTCACTCGCTCAGGGTTTTTCATTCCCTTGTCTGATCTTTTGAATTTTCTCTGATCGTCATCTTTCGCCAAATCAACATAGCCCTCTTCTGGTTCATAATAGCCAGCGATGTTAGTATTCATTGTGTAATCGCTCCATCCAGAGCAACACCCTATTAATATGTTCATTACAACATAGATTGGGTTTGCTGTGCCTCTGTTTTTACCCTCTTCAATCTCTTTTGATCTTTGTGGTAAAATACTGTTAATTAGGTAGTTTAAATTCATGATTTTATTTTTTAAGTATTAAAAATTTTCAAAATAAAAAACAATTGGTTTTTGAATTTCTTGTACAAGCCCATATCGTTTAGCTATCCTAAAATTTGATGAATAACTATTTAATCTGTTGATTTGTTCTGATAACTCGTTTCGGAATGTCTCCACACCATTTCCTGACTTCCGATTATTGCAAACCCCACACGATGGGTTTAAATTAACTTCATCGTCTACGCTTTTATCGCCTTCCTTAAATCTTCGCTTAGGGATTATGTGATCAATTTGCATTTCTTTTACTGTGATTTCACATCCACAATATGCGCAATTACCGCCGTATTTTGAATGTATTTTTTCCCGTTGTTTTTTTGTGAATGCCATAGTTTTTATAAATGATCTATTTCAGTTTCAACCCAATTTTTTCCGTCGAAAGTGTGCATTTGTTTTGTTAAGTCAAAAATACAACTTATCTGCATCGGGCTATAATGGTTTTCATAATTATAATAATCGGTGTAAAATGGATTATTGCTTGTTGTGATTATTAAGTATCTCATTATTTTATTTTTAAGTGATTAAAATGGTTCGTCTTCTAAGTTTCCCGGTTCAAGTGTTGAGTTGGGGTTGTAAATATTAACTTCTTCAAATCGACCGTCATCTTTATTCCCAAATCTGGTCATTTGCTCATTATGCCAAATTTCAAACGTTCCGGTTGATCCATTTCGAGCCTTTGCAACGATTAACGAATAACTCAATTCATTCTGCTGCGGGTCCACCTCCTTAAAAGGGAAAATAACATTATCAGCATCCTGTTCTAACGCTCCCGACTCTCTCAAGTGTCTAAGTTGAGGGACTTCTGTTTCTGCCAATCGGTTAAGCTGTGAAAGTGCAATTATTGGAATGCCAAATTCAACCGTCATTAATTTCAATTCCCTGCTAATTTCGCTTATCTGCTGCTCTCTAACCGACTTACTTTCAGATGGATTAATCAATTGAAGGTAGTCAATTATTACCAAATCACACCTATTTTTCTTGTAATTTTTTCGAACAACAGATCTAATTTGATGAACATTCATTCGTCGAGTGTTCCACGTGATAGGCAAATAGTCAATGTTTCCTGTTGCAAGATTGATTGTGTTTAGCTCATCATCCGATAGTTTACCATCCCTTATCTTTGTTCTATCAATTTGACTTTCACCCGCAATAAGTATCTTGAATAGCTGTGTTTTTGTCATTTCGAAGGAAAAGAAATTAACGTGTTTGCCGTTAAATGCTGCTGAAATCGCAAAATGTAAAGCAATTGAAGTTTTGCCAATACCCGGGCGAGCGGCCAAAATTACAAATGTAGCAGGCTTAAACCCTCCCAACATTCTATCTAAGTTTGAAAATCCAGTAGTTATTCCAGATTGTATGCCTTTTCTATACTTTTCAACATCGCTAAATATTTCTTGAATAGTTTCTTTTGCAACCTCCATAGAGCTACTTCCTGAATCAACAGAATCAAAATGCTTTTCTAATTCTAATCCCGCTTGCTGAAATGATGTGATTACGTTTTCAATGTCAATTGAATCATCGTATGCCTCTTCTATCAATTCTGTTGCAATTCTTATCGCTTCTCTCTTTGCGTATTTGTCGGCA